TTTTAAATTCTTGCATTTGTTTAATGATGGAATTTCCAGTTTTATTTTTGAAGCCAAGAAACGCCGCAACTTCCTTGTCGCTTTTATGCTCAAAGCAAAGCATTTCAAAAGCCACGAAAGTTTCCGCTTTCATTTTTGTTGCAAGCTCAACTCGAAAGCGGCCTATGCTTTTTTCATAATCAATATCTTCTGACGGTAAATTGTTGATTTCAACCGAGTGGTTCTCTAATTCGAGCGGCATTTTTATGTCGTGCTTCATTTTTTTGCCGCTGTCCATCCACGCTTTGTAAATTGGGCATTCAGAACATTGTTCATGATTACTTGTTACAGAGCAGTGCGTTCCATCCAAAACATTGGGACACTTGACACATGGCCTCGCAAAGTTTCCGTAATTATTTCGGAGCTTATTCAAAATTTGGTTTTGGCAAATTCGAGCTACCCATGGTTCAATAGGTCTAGACTGATCCCACTTGTTCCATTGCTTCCAAACATGAGTTTCAATCTCAGAAGAAACGTCTTCAAAAGACAACCAGTGAATAGCATCTAACCTCCAACGATTAGAGTATTTCTGGATAACGGATTTTACGTCTTCGTATTTTTCTTCGAATGAATACATTATTTTTTAATGCGGCGAAAATTAGTTGGAACAAAACCTTGAGGGCCGAAAGCAAAACTAGAGCCGCCAATAGCTAAATCTTCAAGGTCGCCACGCTTATTTGCCTGAATCAAACCTTTACGAACCGCATTTAAATCTGGGAGTTCGGTAATGTCGGTTCCATCGTCATCGTCATCCTCGTTTTCATCATCAGGTTCGTCGTCATCGCTAACAACTTTTCGCGCTAGAGTTTTAACAACCGCTTTTTTCTTTTCAAAAGAAGTTAATGACTCTCCGCAAGACATGCAAAACTGAGCAAGCAAACTTGGAGACTTTGCTCCGCAGTGTGGACAAAAGGATACTTTCATGTATAATAATAGCGTTAAAAATTCAAACGCTAGTTATTTTTTACGGAAATCGCCTATAAAAGACCCTTCCTTCAGGGCGGGGAGGATGTCAAACAAAGTCTTAAAGAGCCGTTACTTGCCCAACATAACCAACAACCTCGCCCTTATTATCGTTTGTGGATATAACAGATATTCTCAAGTGAATTGAGTTTCCGTGAGCGTCCATAAATTCAACTGTGTCGTCAAACTCGCATCCATCGCCAAACGCCTTCTTCCAAACTTCGTTGTATCTTTCCAATTCTTTGGTGCGAATAAATTTTTTCCACCGCAACCCAAGAAGTTCATGAGCGCCGCAGCCTAAAAATCTTGCGTATGTTCTGTTGACCCACTCGTTGCTGCCCTTGGTATCGCATTTAAAGTAGCCCAAATTAGTATCCTGCATGATTGCATACTGGAATTGTTCGTAAGACTTTAAACTAGCCTCTATACGCTTGATAGAGTCGGAAACTGAACTTCCTCCGTTTGGAGATAATTTTTCTTTCGTAAACTTAATAAGGTCGTCAAGTTTTGATTCAATAATTTTTATCTTGTCACCATCAACTGTTTGTTGGGCGCTTACTTGATAAGGCATTCTAACCCATCGCGCAAGAATAGAGAACGGCTTTCCCAACCATTTAATTGCGGGCCAAAAAAAACCAATTACTTCTCTATACTTGAATAATGCGGTGACGAGGGCAAAGAGGCCCAATACGAGTTCGTTGATGTGTTGGGCAATAATAGTTTCCATTTAATTTATTTACATCCTGCGCGGACGGAAATCCATTAATTAAGGAAACTCTTTAAGCAGTTATGGAAATTATAATACCCAAACTAGGGCTTTTTAATAATTTCAAGTTTTTCAAGGACGAATCTTACGAATCCGCTTCGAATAATGTCACTAGCTTCTTTGAGTTCAAAACAATGAAAGCCGTGGTTGCGAGAGTCCTCATCATTAAACTTATTGAAAATTTCACGAAACCCAGAGACTCCTTTCGGAAGGTAATTTTGATTTACGCTATCGCCAACAAAGAAAATTCTTGTAAATTCAGCGCATCTTGTCAAAAGCATAATGCAGTCCTCTAGAGCGAGATTGGACGATTCATCTACAATAACAGCTTTGCACGCCCAGTTTTTTCCTTGAACGAAACCAACGCTTGTAGAGTCAACTCTATTCTCATTCTTTAACATTTCAATTTCAGAAGGCGGCAAAAGCTCTTCTAGCTTATCATAAACAATGCAAGTGTAAGGAGCCAGCTTTTCTGACAGTTCGCCTTTTAGAAACCCAACCTTTCCAGATTTAGAACTTTCGACAGGATTACGGACATAAATAATCTGATCAACCTTCTTTTGCTGCAAAAGTTTTAATGCCGCAAGAACCGCAATATACGTCTTGCCAGAACCAAATAAACCGTCAATAGCAACTGCCCTTGTATCCTTGTCTAGGGCCGCTTTTAAAATTTCAACCTGCTTTTCAGTTAAATCATCTCTTTCTCGAATATGAAGATCGTAAGAGATTTTTTCCCGCTGAAAAACTTTTGGAGATTTGTCAGCGGCCTTCTTTTTGGGGGCGGGTTTAGCCATATGTTATATATTAACCTTAATACAAGTTTTCAACTAAAGAAATGCTTCCATCTGCAATTCTATTCGTTGCGAAACTTAAATTTTGAGAAACTACTCTTCCAGTAATGCCGATAAACAATTTAGTGTCGGTAGAGGGATTGAATCCGCCGTTTGTTAATTTGCCAAATTCTCCAATGCTCAAGTTGAGAGAGGCATTATTGCCAGAATAAGAAATGACGCGCCCAATGTTTTCGCCAACGATTGACGTTGAACGACTTACGCCTTGCAACAAAACTGTTTTTGGCGTCAAAGATCCAACTTCATAAACAGCGGTTCTTGAACATTGATAATTCACAGAAATCTCTGTTTTTGATTCGGGCAAAGAAACAGAATCCCCCGAAACATTCGTACTCAGAGCGTGCAAACAGCTAAGATATGACCCAGAAGATGAATCAACAAGAGCACTGAAAGCCCCGCTAATCCCATTATAAACATCATTCTCAAGTAATACTGAATCATAGCTTGTAAATTGCGCGGAGCATCTAATGGGTTGATAAGACTGAAGTTGAAAACTTAAAGTGTCAAGGTAACATTGCTTAAAGAGAAAATTACCGATTTTTAAACTATGGCCGCTAACAAAGTCGCCTGTCATTGAAAAAGGCGCAAGACTCGCTTGTTCTATTCCATCTTTTGTGTTTCCACCAACCAAAGGAATGTAGGAAAGAGAAATTGTTGATCTTTTTGGCCCCGAAACAGAAAAGTCGTTGGATATTGGATCGACTCCCAAGAATTTATTCGCGTCCAAAGATGCGTCGAAATTAATTTCACAACTGCTCGCAGCAATTAAATTAGAAATGCTCAAGCCTGTTTGCGGCGCAACATTTTCTGTCGGCGACAAAAAGACAGGGCTGTTTTCGTAACGAATAAATTTTGCGGCCATTGAAAGAAAATGCTTGACTAAACCTTTACCTACAGTAGATTACACTTATGGAAAAACCACCAATAAACACAAGCGAGGCTATCCGATTCTCAGGCGGACTCCCCAAACTAATCCTAAGCATGGAAGAAGGATTGAGTGCCTTTTCCCAAGGGTTGGCCAGAGCGTCAGATTTGATTCTTTTTTTATGAAACTGAATTGACAAAAATTGCCACCGCAAAAAACTTTGACAACATTGGAAATTGGGCCAGAAATACCGCTAAACAAGCAATTAAGTAGGGAAAGAAGCTGTGAGCAACATTCTGTCTATTTTTGAAGAGCCTATGCCTTCTGGTTTTAAAGCTCCAGAATACAAAAATCCAATCGACCCTCCTGTAAAAGGCATGGCTGATTACATTGAGTTTAGTAACGACGCAAAGATAATTTATCTACCAACGAATAGCGGAAAACCGAGAGGATTTGAAATTAATTTTATCTTTTGGCCAGACATGGAAATTGTTGATGCTCCACCAGAAATTAGCCAATTAATTGATGAAAATATTAACGACCTCTTGTTAAAATGACAGAATTTCCTATCCTCACTAAAAGAATCCGCGAACTTTGGGGGTATTTTGCAGAAATAGAAAATCTTCTTTACATCGGACCTTCAGAAACACCAGAGATTGCCGTTGACAATATTAAAAGAGAGATAATTAAACTACAATTATACATAAAAACATTACATGAAAAAAATCTACATCCTCTACCGCCCAGTTCTTGATTACGAAGAATCGGAAACATCTTATCTTGCTTGCGAAACAAGAGAACAAGCAGAAAAAGTTCGGGCCGAAATAATTTCCGAGTGCAATAAAATTGCCGCAAACATACATGAATGGACAGCTTTAAAAAGCACGAAATTTCCCTATGGATTATCTGACCTCGCATATGATATGGAAAATATTGATGAATGGTCTTGGGAAAAAGGGGATCATATAAAATCAAGGCGTTTTAACGAAAATGCACTAAGCATCATGGAGTTGCCAATAGTTTAACATGAACATGATCAATTACCTAACCCAACTATTCTGCAATCACCGATTCGTAGAGCTTGATTTTGTCCCGCCGCAAAAAATTAAATTCAATAAAGAAAGCTCTTGCTATAAATGTGGCAAAAGATTCCTTGTAAAAGAAAAATAATATGCCCCAAAGTAATTTAAAATTCTTTGTGGCGCAAGAAAATAAGACTGGTTTGAATGGTTATAGCCCACAAGAGATGGCGTCAATTTATTCGGGCGAAATTCCTGAGAACGTGTATTTTGATGAGGGGTTTGCTAAATTATTAACACATGACTAAAACACGCTACAACCAAATCTTCAATAACCTAGACGAAAAATTCACACCCGAAGAAATTCAACAAGGCTGGCATTTTTGCTGCGAATGGGACGGACTGCCTGTAAATCCATCAATGGATGAAACTTGGCCATGTTGCTGCTACACTGACCAAGAAAAAGAGCGACAAGTTCCTGGTTTTTTAGCGCGCAAAAAAGAACATGACAACCAAATGCAAGAATGGGCAGATAGTGTTGTCGAAGATTGGTTCGATCTAAACGCCAACATAATCACGGGAAAAATCATCAACTGAGAAAAAAAACTTGACAATCTTCATAAAAGAGGTAAATTAACAAAACATGACAAATCTAATCACCAACATATCTAACTGGCTAACGTCGTCTCATTCTATTGAACTTATAGGGTGGCAATGGATTGTCGCATTGCCAGCAGCATTAATTATTTTGGCCGCGACTATATTTTTCCTTACTGTTTGTAATATTGGTAAAATCATTCTTCCTTGGTAATATGAACCACTTTGAATTAACCAAGCACGACTTCCGAAACATCATCCTCGGGAAAACAACCTATCGTAAATGCCCTCTCTGCGACAACGATGGAATGGAATACTGGGACGAGAATGGCATGAGCCCATCGCCGTTCCCAAGACCCGAGTGGGGAGAAGATTATAACAGCGGTGAATGTGAGAATTGTAATGGATTAGGATTTGTCGAAAGCATCAATCAATAATATGAACTGCTACCTACAGCCCAACTATCGAGTTCTCCCAAATCTTTCAGAGGTTCGCGAGCATGAAAAGGCAAGAGAATCAGCGTCTCCCAGAAGTTTAATCCACTGGAAACCAGATTCGCCGCATGAAATTTTTGAATCCATGGCCGTTGTTAAATTCCAAAATGGCAAGTGGCAGAGTTGCTCTATAGAGGATGAATTTGACAATGGAGAAGATTATCCAGTAGCCTATGTCGATTCAGTTGGGGCATTCTGTTTAGGCAAGAGCGTTAAAACGAATAGTCGCCAGCATCTAAACTGGGACGCTTGGCTTAGTGAAGAAATCTCTTATCAAGACTGGTCAGAAATTTTATTGGCCGCGACAAAAGAATTTTCAGAAGATTTGACGTGCGAACAATTTTTAAGCTCGCTTATTGAACTCAACTGGCATTCGAGCGTTGACTGGGAAACTGGGATTGACGAGGGCGGCTTTGAGGCTGGCGAAGAATCTTTCAAAATAAAACTGAATAAATAACATGACCATCAATAAACTAATCGAAAAACTCCAAACCTTCCAAGACTTATACGGCAACGTTCTTGTCGAATGCCGCAACCCAGCAGGAGACTTTGACGAAATTTGTGAAGTCCAAGTCGTTAATGTTTCCCGAAATAAATTACCGATCTACCGAATCTTCGTTGACTGATAAAAATCACTTGACAAACCAAAGCGCGAGTTTAATTTAAAAGCCGCAACTAAACACAACAACCAAAACACACAAAACACACAAAACACATGCCACACTACGACAAAGCAGACGAACAGACAATCGCCCTAATCAACGAAATCCTCAATGAATACCATCCAGAACTAGCAAGCGCCGAAGTTACTATTGAGGCGATGATGGCTTATGACGACAAGGGAGGTTTCCCAGTAAAGCACGGCGGCTATCCAGCATTGGCCGTCATCAAAATCTCCTCATTGAAGAATCGCGTGAAAGGTTTTGCTGATGCAGAGATTACCATTGACGCTGAGAATTTCAAATCTATGAGCGAACCTCAACGCCGCGCATTAATCGACCACGAACTGACCCATTTGGTTGTGGCGACAGATAAAGAAGGCGTGATCAAAACTGACGACTGCAATCGCCCCAAATTAAAGATTCGCAAGCATGATTATCAAATGGGTTGGTTCACAGAAATTGCCAAAAGGCACGGCTCCAACTCCCCAGAGGTTTATCAGGCGAGTATGCTGTGGCAGAAAGACGGGCGAACATTTTTTCCAACGATCTAATTATGGAAAACTACCTTTGGAAGTGCGAAGTAACTCATCCTATCAAATGGATGAAAAAGCAGCGCCCCGTTTATGCTGTTGAAGAATCAAAGCCCAAGGTTACTGAGTATGTAAATAGGCATTTAAGAGATGGCTATGTCGTAGGCAGGGTTAGTCAACTAGGGAAACGTTTGGCAATCAATTTATACCACAATTAATATACTCTACCTAATAAAAAAAAAACAAAACATAATCATTAAATATAAAATCAAAACTATTTCAAAAAAAACAACCAAACATTTTTCCTAAAATTTAATATGCCAAGCTACACTATACAACGTCACCAATGCGACAATTGCGGCCTAATCTTTGATGAAAGCAAGGAGTCTGGTTTCATCCCAAGCGGCGGGCCTAAAAATTGGTCTAAGTGGACAAACATTATTAACCCGATTAAAAAAGAATCCACAGCGTCGTATTTTTATAGCGCTAATAATTCGTTGGAATTTTGCAATTATGATTGCGCCATTAAGTGGATGCAAAAAGAGAAGGAAAAATTAAAATGATTGGTTCATACGCCCAACTCAAAAGAAACAGCTACCCTTTTTTAAGAGGCACTCAATTCAAGATTGAAAACGAGGACGACGGCATGTGGTCACTATACGCCTTCTTCCAAGGACCAACAAAAGATGGCGAAATTGTAACTTGCGAATGGAACGAGTGTGATTTAATTGAAGATTCAGAATACATAGGGACGGTTTTTAAAGACGATTCTATCAGCGCCAAAAACGGAAACCATGAACAATGGTGGGAGTTTACAAAGTATCCGTGATTAATTTTTTAAAAAACATAACTCAAAAACATCGAGAAAAACTCGGAGGCAGATGGGAATGCTGGTTTTTAGATTGCATTCATTCAGAAGAGTGGTTTCAATGGAATAGCGAAACAAGAGGCCGACCTCATCCGTTATGCAGGGGAACGCCAGTTGTTGAAATTTATAACCCCAAAAACTATGAATCCTAGACCAATCTCTCGCCCATGCGAACACTGTTGGGCCATTAGCAACAACAATTTAGTCAAACTATACGTTTCTCACGGCGAAAAATATGTTTCTGATTTTGGCGACGAGTCTATTTTTTTAATCTGTGGACTTGAACCGCAAAAAGAAAACGAACTACTTGACGAAACCAATTTTGCGCCCAGAATTAAAATATGGCAGTGGCTGACGCCAGATTCAGAAATCGTTAAAAAATTAAATTTAAAATGAGCAAAAGTAAAATAAAATGCGACTGCGGCGAACTCCAAAAAGACCACTACAACGGCAAAGGCTGGTGTTCTAAAAACAGTTGCACATGGTATTATCCAAATACCCGCTATATTTTAGACAAAAAGGTTAAAGATTTTTTAGCCGCTGCTGAAAATATTTCGGGTCGCAAAAAGAAACGCGTCCAAGGCCCAAACGAATTTCGCCTCCAAAAAGTCAGAGATTTGTATGCTTTATGTGAGAAATTCCTTGACGAGAACAAAGAGACTGTTAAACTCTAGACATGCCAACCCTAAAAGAAAAACTAAAATCCGCGCAATTTTTATATTTTGCTGACCCCATTCATTTTGCTGGTCAATATTATCCAAACAGAGTATCGGTAATTGTAAAAAGTGACTACGACTTTTTCAAGCCATATATCAAAAATTGGAGCGGCCAATCAAAATACAAAAAAGAACTATCGGAGCTTTCTGATCTAGAGCGTATGAAATTACGACTATTCGATGGGACATACTCTATTATTGTTCCAGACAATATCATTAACAACAAACAAAAACTTGACAAATTTTTTCGCGCCGAAGATTTTATTTCTGGCCCAAGAGTTGATCTTCATAGCGGCAAGTATTTAGAAATTGATGGCGACGATTCCATGCGATTGGATATTTTTGGTCAAAAATTAGAGATTGCCGATTTCAGATTTTTTTCTAGAAACAGAGAGCATATTGGCGGCAATAAAATTTATATCAGATCAATTAGCTTTCAAGCTGAGCAGGATGGAATCTACGAAAATATTCGAGTTCTCGAAAACAAAAGCAAATACCTGCTAATTGCCGACTACGAAGAAAACGGCAGCAATGCTGATTCTTATGGTTTTTTTGAAGACGGAGAGTTAAATGAGAGTTCAGGAATTGTTTTTGTTCAAGATTTAGAAGATAATGTTGAAATTCATGATGCTATCATAGACTGGCATGATTCTTATATGCGTGGCATTTCTGGAGAATGGCGCTATTCAGAAGATGACCGCCTTTCAAAAGTGAAATATAAAAACCCAATTAAAATCACATCCTACGATTAATATGCCCCAATGTTTAAACATTTCCCGAGAATCGGCGAGATCATTTTCGTTCAATAATTTTGGAAAAGAGTGCGCGTGGATTTCTATTGGCGAGCCAGATTCTCCATAATTGAACTAGAGCAAAAAATCGCGACCTTTAAAAATTACCAAACATGACTATAACAACTAAACTAAGCGTCGGACAATTTGCATGTTTCCTACATAGAGATAGGGTAGAATGCAGGAAAGTTGACAAAATTTTAACCACCTCTCTTCTTTTAGAAGGCGAGAGCGAACCAATTCACCACGTTAATTATGTCTTCAAGCCGAATAATTATGAAACGTCGCCTGTTGAAATGCCAGAGCACAGAGTTTTTGCCACAAAAGGGGAGTTGCTTGAATCATTATGATTAATCAAAAAGATTTAATTGCGGCGCTTCAGAAATCCATGGTGTGTGTTTTTGATTATTTTATTGCGGAGCTAGAAAAGAAAGATGGCCAAGTTTTAGATATACGCTTGACAGCAAACGGTGAGGATGTTAAGTTGGAGTATGGAGTGTCGCCGATAGAAAAACTATGAGCCCAGAGCAATACATTAAATCCTCTAAGCATCTCCCATTATTCTTGCGAGACTTTCACAATCAGAAAGATTTGTTTAAAACTATTTGGGGCCGAACAAATTTATCAAATTTTCCCAAGGAGGTGCAGAATTTAGGATGGATGAACTTTCATATTTTAATCATCGACCTATTTCTATGGTGGATGGCAAAACGCGGATATACTTTGCAGCGCTCTCGTCAGAAGGTTGATTTTATTGATTTGAGGGATGATATAGACGCATACGAAGAGGAGGAAAGAGAGGCTTATCGTAAATTTTGGTCACAGAAATAACTTATGAACGAACAATACGAAAAACATGCACTAGTTTCTTGGAAAACTGGCTGGGACAATAAAAAAGGTTGCCCATCAGAGGATCTAAATTTTCAATCCTATAAAGACGGGGTTGAAAGAGAATCTCTAAACGGAGAACTCAGGTTAGCTATTAGCGTCCCGCGAGAAATTTCTGGCTACGTTGAAGAGTCAAAAATCGAGTGGGCAAAACTTCAGCTACTTATTGAGCGCCAAAAATATTTAATCGAGGGAATAAAAAGTTCCCAAGAACAACTCTCAAAAATAACAAATTTGGTAGAAGAGGAGTGGAGGAAAATTAACAGTTTATGACTGACCAAATTAAAAACTGCCGAACCTGCGCTCATAGAGTTAAAGATTTTGCCACTCTTAAAGACAAATGCGTTCTTTGCGGCTTGAGTTGCGCGACACAAAGAATGTATCCAAGTTATCCATGCGACGTTAATCTTAGCGGCTGGCAACAGAAGAAGGGGTTGTTTGTGAGACTTTATGGTTTTCTTTTTGGCTGCGAATAAAATGAAAACAACTTTCTACTTTACTCAATATCTTACTGAAAGCGAGCACGGCGTTGTTGAAATGCTCATAAGAGAAGAATGCGCCGCTCGGAATGTCGAGGTTCTTTATTATCGGCAGTTTAAAACGGGGCACGTTCCCTGCCAAAGAGAATGCAAATTAAATTGCCCACCAAAAATTGGCCGCGAAATCTTAAAGAAGTTGGATATACAAGAGCAGAATTACTGGGTAGATTTTCAAGACAAATAATACGTGAGCGCAGGTCGTAAAAATAATTCCACCACAAAATCTTGGAACACTCCGCCAAAAATTATTGCCGCCGCAAATAAGTTGTTTGGGAGTATTGACTTAGACCCATGTTCTAACGAGCATTCGATGGTTGGGGCTCACGTTTCTTTTGGCCCTCCTCATGGACTGACTCAAGATTGGTTCGGAAACGTGTTTTGTAATCCGCCCTATGGCAGAAACCCAGAAGACAAGACTTCTCTCCTTGATTGGGTAAACAAGGCTGCTGAAACTTTTTCGCGCCGCAACAATGGAATTTTGCTACTCATACCCGTGGCTACAAACACCAGACATTTTTACAAAATATGGGAAACTGCCGCCGCCATTTGTTTTTTAAAAGATTCGCGGCTCAAATTCTGGATCAACGGCAAAGAAGATTCAAAAGGAGCACCCATGGCTTGTTGTGTTGTTTATTGGGGAAATTATAAGGAAATGTTTGTTGATTGTTTTGAGCATTTGGGAAAGGTTGTAGTTATTTAAGTTCCGATTTATTTTCGCCGCAAAAAATAAGTTGACAAACATTATCGCTTGCATTACAATAACATATGAAAATCACTGACAACCAAGCAACACAACTAAACATTCCAGCAGCCGCAATTCGTGCTATTGAGCAACTTATTGAAAAGCCCAAATTGCTGAAGAGCCTGATTCTTATTCAAATCGCCGATCTTGAAGAATACGCCAAACATCCCGCAAACGAAATCGCCCTGTCAAACGAGACTGACTGCTACGGTAATCTTATAACCCAAAAACAAGACCTATTAGGGAGGGCCGCATTTTATAAAAGGTTGGTGGGTGTTTTGGATTTGTATAAGCCGAATTAATTTGTTCCACATGGAACACTGTCTGGTTTTTTGAGCCCCGCCGAATTTTTTAGAAAGCGTTTGTGCTTTTTCTTTTTCCCTTTTTTGAAATTTTCTGTAATATGGTGGGTACATAGACTGTAGAGATAGAGGAGAAACATTCGTAAGGTTATGTAAAAAAGGGTTTAAGAGGAACGGCGTTAAGAAAGGTTATGTAAAAATAGGCTTAGATAATTAGATGGACCACCCCCATCGGAAAACAGGGGCGGGCACCCTTTCTCATTTTTGAGAAAACGGGTAGGGGTCTTTCCTAGTCAATCCTCTCCCCTGTTAAGTATCCATCCTAAAGAGGGACCAGCCTGCTAGGCTAGGGGCGTCACCCAGCAGGCTGGAAAGGTCACAGGATGGCAAGACCTAGGATGATGCAGATGATGAGTATAGTTAATATATCCATGGTGGATTAATCGTTAAAAGCAACTCCCATGCCACGCAACTCTGCGTAAACGTCGCTACGCGTGCGGAATGATGGCAAGACGTGGGGGGCATAGTATCTGGTTTCCTCATCGTCCTCGTCACCATCTAGGACGCTTTCCCCCTGCTCATCGTCCTGCCAGTGATGACGAGGAGCGCGAGGCAGAATAGAGGCTAAACAGTGACGAGGAAGCGCGAAACGCGCAACGCTTACGATCTCCGTTTCCACCATGGGGGCGGCTGGCGCGTCGTCTTCATGACGGGTGAGGGATGCGGAGAGATAAAGGGCGCTAGCTTGGTCTAGTGGATATGTATTCATATGATTAGGTGATTAAGTTTTTTTTGTGTGCTCCATTCTTGGAACGCCTTAATATTACCACAGGCAGAAGGGGAATCAAATAAAAACTTTTTTTTCATTAGAAATAATTACCCCCGCATTCTCACTTTTGAGATGCTCGCATCAGGGCATCCAATTCGGGATACATGCGCACTCGCTCATATAGTAGAGTAGTCTTATAGTCATATAGGCGTATGGCTGTATGAGCCTATGAGTGCAAGCGCTGCCTGCCTGCCTGCGCACGCTAGCGCTTGCACAC